GAGCCGACGATGATGCCGAGCGGACTAAGCAAGGCGGCGAGCGCCGATCTGAAGACACCGAGGCCGGTGCCCGACGAGATCGCCACGTCGAAGACCTGGTGGCCTTGCTGGACGAAGGTGGTGAACACCGGCTGGCCCGACGCGATGCCGGAGATAAGCTGCGTCATCTGCACGGTGAGTTGCTGGTTCGCGAACTTCATCTGCCCGGCCGAGGCGGTGCCGTCCTTCATGACCTTGTTGGTCGATTCGTGCGCCTTGGTGGCGCGTTCGGCCTGGGTCGACACCGTCGCCATCGCGTCACCGACGCTGAGCGTGCCCGCCTTCAGTTGCGCCTGCGCGGTGTTGAGTTCAGCGATGCGCGCTTCCAGCGCCGCCACGCGGGCGGTCTGGTCCTCATATCCCTTGCCTGAGACAAGCAGGGTATCGAGGCCCTTCAGCGCCACCGTGGCGGCGTTGGTCTCCTTGGTCAGCGCCGCCTGCGCGGCGATGGCGGGATCGAGCCGCGCCAGGTAGGTATCGGCCGCGCGTGTGGCCGAGTTCAGCGCCCGGCCGGAGGACTCCAGCGTGTCCGCGGCGGTCTTGCCGGACGCGGCGAGCGCCTCCTGGGCCTTCTGCGTCCTCTCGGCCCGCGAGATGGTGGCGTCGAACGCCGACTGGCTGGAGCGCATCGCCGCCGCCAGCACTTCGACGCTCTGCTTCGCCGCCCGCGTGTCGACGACGATTTCGGTGACGACGCGACGGGTTTCAGACATCGGTCTTCATCGCCTCGACCATCGCTTTCAGGAAGACATCGTCCAGCCGTTCCAGCATGGCGACCTCCCATGGCGCGAGGTCCAGCCCCGACAGGCGATTGAATGCGTCGATATCGGTCCACTCGATGGGAACGACACCGAAACCGTTGCCGCCCTTGCGCTTACGCACACGATGATAGGCGACCCAGATGTAGGCCAACGGGATCGGGAAGTCAGGCGCCCATAATTCCGCTTCGTATTCCGCCCGTTTCGATGGGATTTTGGATCGGTTGAGCAATCCCTCGAGCGTCTCGCGGTAGCTGACGCCGCTCTTGTCGGTGACGCCTAATGAGAATTCTCGCTCTGCGAATCCGGCGAGGTCGTCGCAGAGCGTTGCGTAAAACTCTCATCGGAACTCAGGTATTCCAGCAATTGCAGGTAAACCCGGCCATAGGCGGGGTCTTTCAACAGCTTCAGGCAGTTCTCCTGGGAGAACGGATAATCCTCGCCGTTGATCCTTGCCGGTGTCCAGCCCAGCACGCGCACCGCGAACGATTTGGCGTTCTCGTCACGCATCTCGTCGGGCGTGCGTTCCGGCTCGACCCATTTGCGCCGGTTGACGATGGCCTGTTCGCGCAGCCGCTGCACCCGCAACGTCTCGCGCGCCGCGGTGTTCGCCGCCTCGATGGAGCGCGGGTGGCCGGGACCGGCCAGGGTCCAGATCCACGTCGTCGGCGCGCCGGTCACCGGGTGGTTGATGGCGATCTCGCTGGTGTCCGTCGCGCGCAGTTCCCCGATGTCGAAAGCGTCCAGTCCGTTACCATTCAGTCCCGCCATGAAGTCTCCTGATTGTTTATTTCATCGTTGATTTCGTTACGGAGCCGTACTCTGAAACTTGATCATCGTCGCGTCCGCGGTGGGGCCGGTCACATCGCGTCCGACCAGCGCCATCGGCACCGCGACGGTCTGGGTGCGCGGCCCGCCATCCTTGCTGTAGGCCGACTTGGTCACGCCACCAAGGGTCAGGTTGCCGATGTAGATCGACATGAAATCCTTGGGTTCGGCCTCGTTCTCGACCGCGATGATCTGGATCGCGTATTGCGTCTCGGCGGCGAAGTCCTGCAAGAACACAAGGTCTTTGCGCAGCGCCGTGAAATTGATGCCGATGCCCATCTGGCCGGTGAAAACGTCAGGCCCATACTTGATCTGACCGGAACCGAAGACATCCGGCGACATCGGCGAGATGTCCAGCGTGATGTCCAGCGAGGTCAGTTCGATCACGTCGACGCCGTTGATCCTGACGGTGGCGTCGACCACCGACATCGGAATGCCGGTGGTGGCGACCGGCGCGGTCAGAATCGGCGAGGTGGCCGAACTGTTTCCGGACATGTAGCCGGTGCCGATGCCGCTGGGATCGAAGGTCAGCAGCCCGTTCGGCGCCATGCCGATGCGCATCGCGCCCCAGACGAAATCCTGCATCACCTGGGACTGGTCGATGTCGACCTCATACTCGTCGACGGTGAAGTAGCGTTTGATCAGCGTGCCTGACTGGATCAGCTTCTTGCCAGGCCTGGTCACCGTGAAGGCGGTGTCGGCCACCGCGTTGACGGTCAGCGTTTCCGCCACGGTCATGGTGGTCGCGGTCAGCGCGGTGATGCGCAGATTGCGCGAGTTGTTGCCGGCGGTGGTGTGATTGGTCAGCACCACGACATCGCCCACCCGCAGCCCGGCGGTGATCCACGACCCGGCGCCGCAGACGATGGCGTTGGCGGTGGTGGTGATCGAGGCCAAAGCGGGCGCGCCGGAAGTCTCGGTGATCACCAGCGGCGTCGGCGTCCAGGTGTCGCGCATGATGGCCTCCGCGATGGGTTCCCATGACCCGAGCGAGACCTCGGCGTTCCAGCTTGCCGCCGTCTTCTGGATGCCGTGCCGCCCCCTGGCGCGCATGCCGTCGGAGCGCACTTCGTTGCTCTCGGTGGCTGCTTTGGTCAGTTGTCCGCCCGTTCCGCCAGCGACGCGCAGCACGGTGCCGGCGGCGCCCGTCGCGGGCGAGCCGAGCGCGGTTTGCGCCTTATAGGCCACGACTGACGCGGATTGACTTTGATAAGCCATTTACAGGCTCCTTTGATGAGGGAAGCCTTGCCCAAGGGCGGTTGGGCAATCGTTCGTTTCAGTTGGTATAGTAAAAGTCGAACGGCACGCTGGCGAGAAGCACCGCGTAGTTCCCCGCCTCATCCGACGCGGCGTTGTCGGATGTCGAGAAGTCCAGCGTCCTGACCGTCTGGCCCAGCGCCGGAACCTGGCCGAACTCGGCCCGCTCCATGAACAGCGCCAGCGCGTCGGCCACCTCGATGGCCTTGCCCATGCCGGTGTCCCATGGCGCGAAGATGTAGAAACGCACCAGGCCGGAATGAATCCACAGCCGCGCGCCCTTGCTGGCGAAGCCGCGCAGCGCGTTGGTGCCGCCGATGATCTCAATCTCGACGAAGGGATCCGCGGTGTTCTGCGGGTTGGGGATGTCCCAGTCCTCGTTCGCCCAGCGCATCGGCAGCGCGGTGAAGTTGGTCTCGATCCACGAACGGATGGCGATAAAAGCGGGGCCGAGCATCAGGCGAACGGCCGCATTTCGATCTCCAGCGCGGGAAACCGGACCTTGGGATCGTTATGCGGCCGCGGCCCGCCCTGCGAGAGGAACCGGCCGCGGCTCGAGCGAATCGCCGTCCGCGCCGGGGCGGCGGTCGAGACGAGGCCGGTGCCGATGATGGCACGGTAGGCGAAGCGGATGATCGCGACGGTGCCGAACTTGCGTTGCAGATCGCGCGCGGTGATCTCGTAAATCCCGTTCGGCGCCTGCGCCGACAGGCCGGGACGGCGGTTGGTCAGGCGGTTGGTGCGGCTCAGCGCGCCGCCCTCCAGCTTGCGTGCATAAGGCCGCATGTTGATGATCACCGCCTCGTCGCCGGGGTTGATCTGGACCATGTCGCCCTCACGCGTGGCGTCACGGCGGATATTGTTGACGAACAGCCAGTGGTCGTCCCGGTAGTGCCCGCCTTCATCGGGTCCATAAGGCGAGCGTTCCATCAGCATCTTCAGCGCGGCGTCGATGACGTTGGAGTGCAGTTCGAACCGCGTGAGGGTGACCACCTCGGCCTGCGACAGCGGTTTGCCCGACTGCCCGTCGACGAACAATTGCGTCGGCGCCGGATGGCCGAAGATCTGTTCGATCAGGATCTGGTTCTCGGCGGTCTCCTGCAGGGTGATCGAAATCAGTTGCGCCTTCGTCGCGGCGTTGACGCGGACGACCAGGTCGGTGACCCGCTGGGGGTCGAACGGGTTGAACGTCACCCCGCTCATCAGGCCGGTCCCAGCACGTAAAGCAGATGCATCGCGGAATGTCCGTTGGGCGACGAGGTCTGCACCCCCTGCACGGTGTAGGTGATGCCCGCGATAATGATCTGATCGCCGCGGCGGATCGGCCCAGGCCAGTTCGACGCCGCCAGTTCGGCGTTGCCGATCCGCACCTCCAGATGCGCCTGCACCACGCTGCCGGCGGGTGCCGTGGGGGTCGCGTAGGTGGGCACGCACTTCAACGGCAGTTCCTGCCTTGTGCCGGTGCGGCCGGGCAGGCGGACCAGCACGCCCGGCTCGCCCACCCTGCCGATGGCGTAGGCCACCCGGTCAGCGACATAGGCGAAGTCGTCGCTCACGCGTTCAACTGCCTGAACGGGTCGAGGATCTCCGCGACCTCCGGCGGCATGCCGGGCTGGCCTGGCGTGGCCGGGTTCCACCACTCCTCCTGCAATACCCCCGGAATGTTCTGCGAGCGTTGCAGCCGGTCCCGCGTGATGCCGTCGTGCCGGTTCTTCATCAACATCAGGCAGGCCTGTTCCAACTGGTACGGCTTGTCGCGCGGCGTGTCGTAGCCGCCCGCGTAGGTCACCACGATCTTCGCGGCATACCAGTGCATCCGCGTGGCGGCCGCCGCCCCGGCTGGGTCGGAATCGCCGCCGGAGAGCCGCCAGAGGCGCCCCGTGGTGGCGTCATACTCATAGTCGGTCGCCAGCAACGGATCGCCGTCCTCCTCGCTGACGCCGTCGATGCTGACGATGGGGTAGCGGCGCAGCAGCAGCGGGTCGGGCGTGTTGGTGGCCGAGTGACCGGTGTGGAAAGGCAGGAAAAAGTGATGCCGGTCAGCCGCGCGCCATAGTTCCGAGACCGTCTCGATGGCGAAGGTCCGGTTGCACCAGGTGGCGATGTAGCCCGAGGTTTCCCTGATCCAGCGCGCCAGCCGCACGTCGCTGTCGTTGCCGGTGATGTTGAGTTCGTCTTTCGCGGTTTCCAGCGTCGTCAGGTCGTGCGTCAGCGCCGGCGTGACGACGGTGAACAGGCTGGAGGTATACACTTACTTGTCCTCGCGCCTGCGGAAGGCGAACGAACGGATGTCCTCGCGGCCCAACAGCGTCTCGTCGCCGTTGATCTCGACGCAGCGCCAGCCGAGCGCCGACATCAGCCGGATGAAGCCCAGTTCGGTGAAATACCAGACATGCTCGTCCTTGCGGTAGTGTTTCGATATGAGGACATGCTCCGGCCCGCTGAAAATCGGCAACGAAACGAACACGTATTCGCTGACACGGTCGAGGAGCGCGGGAAAATCGGGGATATGCTCCAGCACGTCCCAGAGCGAGATTGCCTGGCAAGGCCGCGCGTACGGGTTGTGCCAGAGGTCGCGGTAGTTCAGCCACTCGATGGCCTTGACGTTGATGTCATAGCCGAACGTGTCGGCCCGCGCGCCCACGAAGGCGCCGCAGCCGACGCCGATATCGACCAGGGTGCCGTGATAATGCCGCCCGACCAGCGACATGCGCGCGAGATTGAGCCGCTCGCCCATCTCGGTCTTCGCGTAGCCCGCGTATTTGTCGAAATATTCGCCGTCGTACGTGTTGACCGCCGGGGGCACCGGGTAATAGCCCAGCCCGGCCTCCGGGAACCACATCAGGCGGGACGCGGCGACGGCGCTCAACAAAGCCGGGTGGCCTTGAGCGCCGATGCCGCCCAACGGTCCCACCGGCTCGCCAGATCGGGGATCGTCTTGTCGCAGTCGTGACGCATGTCGATGCATCGGCACATCTCCCTTGGTGTCGCGAAGCCGATGTGTTTCACCTTCATCGCCGGGTGCAACAAACATTCCGGCGCGTTCATGCCGCCGTTGCCGCCGAGGATGACATAAGTCGGCACGCCGAGGGCGACCGCCGCGGGAACGATCCAGCCGACGCCGCCCACCACCACGGCCGCGTCCCGCACCGTCGCCAGCAACTGCCTTGTGTTGAACTCGCCGTGCGTCAGCGCCAGGTTGCACGGCGGCATGACGCCGTCGGACAGCACCTCGCGGTCGACCCGGAGGTCGCACACCACCAGTGTGGCGAAGCCCCGATGTTTAAGATCGCCCGAGACGTGGGCGACATATTCGGGCAACGGATTGCGCGCGACATTGTCCCATTCCAGCCGCCGCATCACCGGCCGCACGAAGGCGAGCGGCGCGCCACCAGAGTCCACGGGGGTCTCCCCCAGGTCGGGCAGATCCCAGACCGGCTCCGTCACCATCGGGAACGGCATCTTCCTGGCCATCGCGGTGAACACGTCCTGGGTCTGTAATTCGATGGGACCGTAGCCGAGCGCCACGCTGGCGATACCGTGCGGCGGCGTCTCCCAGATCGCCGCGTCCTGGCGCAGCAGATTGCGCATCTGTAGCCGCAGCCCCTTCTCGCCGCGGACGAAATGGACGCCCAGATCCCGGTAAAGTTCAGGCCACGGCGTCTCCAGCCAGACCTCGCACTGGCTCGCCGCGTCACGGATCAGGGGCCTGACGTATATTGCGTCACCCAGGCCCCACGGAGAATGGATCAGTAGCCGCGCCGGCACATCAGTGCGTGGCGAGTTTGCGGGCGATTTCGCGCGCGGCGCCGACGGCGACGTTTTCCTGGCTGGCATCAGGCAGATTTCCTTGCGACCAGGCGAGGTAGATGACCCCCACGAAGGCTTCTGGGTTGGGCGGGATCGGTATCGCGCAGCCGCGCCGCATGCCGCGGTCGAACAGGCGACGGGCCAACGGCGAGCCGGACATCTCAAGGTCGACGCAGGCCGGTCGCCCTTCCAGCACGCTCACCAGCGCCCTGACATCGGACGTGGTGACGATGATCGGCAGGCGTTTCGGCGGCGGGATCACGGCGGGCTGGCCGTCATGCCGCCTGGCGCCGAGGAACCATTGCGAATTGGTCGACAAATCGACGGACCAGATTTGCACCAGGTCCGCGTCGCATTCCGTCATCAGCTTGTCGAGACCCGCCGGTATCTCATCGGTCATCAGTTCCCTGGCCGGCGGCATCAACCAGGCCTCGATCAGCGCGTCACGCTTCTCATAGAGTATCCAGCCGGTGCCGCAGACCACCGCCAGCACGACCACGGTGACCGCTTTCCATGGTTTGTCGATGAAACCCAGCACGCTGCCGAGGGTCTCATGCAGGCTCACGCCCTTTTGGTTCGTTTGGCCGCCGGTCTTACCGCTTCCGGCGGCGAATCGGCGGTCACCCTGATCTTCGCCCCCTCCTCCAGCGCGACCTCCGCGAGACCGGCGCGGATCAGTTCCCCGGCGCGATATTCGCCCGCGTCGAAGAACTGATTCGTTTCGATGTGACCCTCGTAGTCGGAATTATACCAGGGTCGCAGGGCGCGCAGCCGCATTTAGTTACGGCAGCGTGCCGTAGATGAACGCCGCCGGGCGATACACGGCGAGTGCCAGGCGCTCTTCAGCCCGGATCGTGATCATATTGCGAACGAAGTTGTCCTGGTCCTCGGTCGAAATGAGAACCTCGATGGACATGCGGTCGAAGATCTGCGCGCCCAGGCGGAACGCGCCGGTCAGAAAGCGCGATACCTGCATGGCGGGGGTCTGCACCACCGGCAGGGTCCATAGCCGGGCGGCGATCTGGTTCTGCGGATCACCGACGATGTAGCGGTTCATGGTGTCCTTGGTCAGTTCGATCTTGGCCCAGTCGGTCGGGTGCAGCACGTAGCCGGTCGCCGGGTAGAGCGCCAGGGTCGCTTGCAACGCCGCCAGCCGCAGCACGTCGATGGCCTGCACGCTCGTCGGCGTGAACGCCGCCGAGTAAGCGGTGGCCTGCGGAATGATGCCGAAGATGTGCTGACCCGTTCCGTCACCGTAAAGGAGTTCCGTCTCCTCCACATAACCCAGGCCGTAGCGCAGGCGGCCGTCGATGTAAGACTGAAGCTGCGGCACGTCGTCCATGATCTGGCGGCTCGCCTTCATGTAGTGGGCGATGGTGCGAACCGGCGTGCTTTTCAGATCGAAGGTGATGTTGGATTGCGGCTTCAGGGTGCCTTCCGAGACCACCGCGGCGCCGGTCACCGCCGGGTTGTCGGTCTCCACCGGGTATTCAATCGCGTTGCTGGAAGTCGAGCCTGGCGTGATCAGGTCGCGCACCACCAACTGGCGCATCGGCGGCATGATCAGCGGTTGGCGATCCGCGATGACCAGCGAGTTGGAGGGTGATACCCCCGCGCCCCAGGTGCCGCCGCCGGACAGGATGTCCTTCAGTTCGATGGTCAGCCGCGCCTGGCCGTTCTTCTGCTGCAACAGCGCCTTGACGCCCGCGTCGTCGACCACATGCTGCCCCAGCGACTTGCCCTGCGTGGGGCCGTCCCCGCCGCCGCGGCGGGCCACCTTTTGCTCGACATCCGACAGCCGGGTGGACAGTTCGTTCATGGTGGACAGCGCCTTGTCGGCGTTGGCCTTGGTTTCCTCCGTCGCCACGCCGAGGTTCTTCATCTCGGCGGTGACTTTTTCCGCGAAGGTCTTGACCTCGTCCGTCGCTTTCTTGAGGTCGATGGTCAGGTTCTTGAATTCCAGTTCCGTTGGAACATCGCCGCCGTCTGGCATGGTCAGTCTCCGAATTTGAGGGTGAAGCCGGAAAGCAGGGCGCCGAGGTCGTCGACGATCTGCTTTCGGGCCGCGCGTGCCGCGTCGTTATTCTCTCCGCTCTCATCCCGAGGCTTCGATTTGAAGACGAGTGTGGCGATCTCGTCAGCCTGCGAATTCGAAAAGCCCAGACCGCCCTGATCCACGGGGAGGTGCAGCCACTTCTTAAATTCACGCAGTTGGTGAAAGGCCATTTTCTTCGCGACCGGAACATCGTTGCCGGTCAGCGCGCGATGCGCGTCCTGAAGGTGGCCCATGATCTGGTTGCGTTCGCCGGTCGTCGGCGTGTCGCCACCGCCCATGCAGTCGACGCACATCTGGTGCGCCGCGGCGATGGAATCAGCGGCCTTCTGATGTTGCGGCATCGTCATCATCGCCTTGAACTGGTTAACCAGTGCCGCCGGGTTGGACGGTTCCGCCACGATGTCGATGGAGTAAAGGTCGAGGTCGCGCAGTTCGCGGTAACGTTGTCCGTCGGAGGCCTTCTTGACCTCGGCGCCGTCCTCCGGCGTGGAGAACGCGATGGACAGGCCGCGCATGCCGCCGTCGCGCAACTGCGCGTAGTTCAATTTGCCGAACTCGGTGTCCAGCGCGATGAGTTGACCTCTGACGGCGAGGCCCTTGCCGTCGGCCTCGACGTTGCGCCAGATCCCGGCCGGGCGCGCCGAGAGGAACGGGTTGGCCTGTTCGTGCTGCATGTACATCGTCGGCAACTGGCCCTTGCCGCGCCATTCCCCCAGTGTGCGGTCGAACGCGGTGGGAACGACAATGTCACGATACGAATCCATCACGTTGAACACCGAGCCGTGGCCTTCGAACAAGCCCTTGGTGTCGGTCGCGTCGGTCTCCGCGAACTTGAATTCCCAGGCGGTGAAGCGCCTGCCAACAGCCTCAAGACCATCAAACATGGCAGTCCCCTATGCGCCCGGTCGGGCGGCTGGTGATGGTGATGGAATCGGATCAGGTGGCGGCAAATCGGCTGGCGGCGCCGCGGCCGGCGGTTGCTGTCCCAGCATGTCCAGCGGCATGCGGCCGGAGGCCATGGTCAGCTTGTCGCCGCCCTCGAGCGGAGGATCGTTGTTCTTGGCGCGCATCTCGTTCGGCGTGTTGATGCCCGAATCAACATAAACCTTCATCATGTTGGCGCGCTTTTCGCTGTCGGTCCTCAAAAGGCCATCGACGTTGAACTCGCAATAATACAGCATGCGCTGCGCCGGCGTGAACACAGAGCGGGTGATCTCCTGTTCGATCGCGCGCAGCCAGGGACGCAACCCGTAGGTCAGGAACCATAAATTCATTTGTTCCAACCCGGTGCCCCAGGCGGTCGATTTATCCATGTGGCCGATCATCACCGGAGAGACGCCATACCAGCGGCAGACCTGTTCGACGGAGTAGGCTCGTGTCGCCAGCAACTCGGCGTCCTCGGGCTTCATGGTGATCTGATCGAGCGACCAACCGCCTTCGACCAGCGGCACGCGACCGGCGTTGATCGAGCCGGTGAACTTGTCCATCCACTTGTCGTTGAAGCGTTCTCTTTGCGTATCGTTCAAGAAGTTGGGCGCCCGCAGCACCATGGACGGCCGCATCGAGTTGCGGAAGAAACTGGCCGCCGACTTCTCCGCCGCCATGGCGATGCCCAGTGTCTCGCGGGCTTGCGAAATGGGAGAGATTCCGACGATGCCGTCAAGGCTGAAGCCCTTGACATGGAATATT